AAACTCTTTAACAAGAAAGTTAAATCCGGGGGTATGCTTACCAGTCAGTGCAAGTCCGTTTACACCAGTTCTAGCAAATAGAAAGAAAGGTCTAACAAAAGGATTTGATGTCATAACATCGTTGAGACCTTTTGCAAAGCCAGTTAAATCTTGTGTGAGTGTTACCTCTTTCTTTGCAAACATAGTTGCATCATCTTTAATATTACCATTAGCATCAAATATTTCTGCATAGAAATCATCTTGATACGCTTTCATAATATTACCGTTTAGCTTTGGTAGCTGTACACCGTTACCTTCTAGTTCTAATACACGACGCATAGCTTTTTCTCTCATCTTAGCTCTACCTAGTAAGAATGTAAAGGCATCGTCAGTCGCTGCCATTATCTTAGTAGAGTAAGTAAAAAGATTATTGTTATTAATACCACGTATCATGTTAGTCATAGCAAATATAGCACGATCTTGTTTAGATGCTCTACCGCTATCTTCTGCCCATCTACGCATAACTTCCCAGTTAGCGTCACCTTTAGTAAATTCAATAAATCTAGTTTTAATTGTAGATAGATCACCACTCCAATAACCATTTAACTTAGTAAAAAATAAATCAAAGGCTTCTGGTAAAGCTTCCATCATACCGTTCATAGATGACAAGCTGGATCGTACAGTAGACGCATCTCCAGTAAATGGAAAACGCATAGTAGCTCCAATAAATGTAGATAAAGGACGCAAGAATGTTGCACTACCTGTACCTAACAATGCCCTTATTGGTGTTTTAGGACCACTTAAGACACTGTGACTTATCATTTCTTGTAGACTACGTATCAAAGCACCAGTACGTTCTGGTCCTTCGCCGCCTATTTGTCCACCTTTTAGTATAGTTCTTGCCCAGTTATCAAAGTCATCTAGATTGTTTACATTCTTCATCATAGAAAATGCTTCAAACAACGCATTTAGTAGGTTGTCATCTGCATCATCTTTAGCTATTTTAAGAATAGAAAATATAGAATCTTTAACATCTTGCATATCACTAGCTACAGCCCCATTAACTGCATCATCTAGTTGCTGTCTAGTCTTGCCTGCACCAAATGATCTAAAATAATCAGATGCTACAAACCTAGATTTCTTAGTTTGTGTTAAAGCAGTTAACATAGTATCGATTATCTGCTTTGCTGGTCCGTCAATGTCGTCTAATGACACGTAATCTGCTAGTTCTCTACCAGCTATACCTGTATCTCTTAACTTTTTAAGTAAAGATCCTACTACTAAGTCAGCTGTAACTACTGTTTCAGCACTCCAAGTTTCAAAAGTCTTGTCTCCTAGTGGTATACTAGCTTTCTGTTTCTCAAATAGATCAGTTAAATATTCCTCTGGGGACATATCTACTACTTCTCTACCGTCAGTAATCTTCATGTAAGATTCTATTGCATCACGCCAGACGTCGGCTAAGGCTTTTCTATCACCTTTAACAAACTCCATCTCCTTCTTAAACTTCTCATCGCTCATCAGACCTCGAAGTGTACGTTCGACTACCGCGTCAGTTGTACCACCTTCTCTTGCTATACGTTCACGCTCTACTGCTGTAGTAACACCACCTGTAGATCCGTCTTCAGATCCCCAGTCAGTACGTGTACGCTTTAGCTGATCTCTAGCTTGACCTACGTCAACCTCTGATGTATGAGCACCCTGATGTCTTTGAGCTATAGGTGCGTTCTTTTCAGCACGAAACTGAGCATCTCCTTTACGGATCTGTGCTAGGGCAGCTGTAGTTGTTTGGTTTTCTAGACTAGCATTACGTTGTATTACCTGTCTTTTAACTGCATTACTACCACCACCTATTAACTGTGCTGCTCCGTCAAATATTAAACCTATACCCATACCTTCGACAATGTTTTTAAACTTCATCATCATAGGATGGTCAGTATCTTTTGTAGTTAGTGGTGTATCCATCCAACCATACTGTTTAGTTAAAGCACCTAAAGCGTTGTGCCCATCTGATTCTTTAGATATTAAGTCAGACACGCCACCAATAGCCATAGCTCTGGTAATGGTTCCAAGTCCTAACATCTTAGCTGAAGCTGCTCCTAGTAAAGGTACACCAGCTGCGGCTAATCCTTTAGCAGATAGTACAACACCGGCAGCCATGCTACCAAAATGTACTGTACCTCTCAGTAATTTACCCCACCATGATTTAGTTATGATAGGATCATCTTCATCTATAAATGGATCCCAGTCTGGTCTATAATAACCTTGCTGTTCTTTTTCTTCTTTCATCCTACCACTGACAGCGTCAAATGTACGCTCTGCAAAGGTAGTGCTAGAAGAGATAGTATCTTGTATACCACCAGTTAGAATAGACTGACCTTCTTTAGCGTAGGCTTTTAGCCCCCACTTATCGTTGGTCATTCTAGGATCTACTTGTTCTTTCTCTTTTTGCTCTTCTTCTTGAACAGCTAGTTGTTGAGCTTGATTGATTTTATCTTGTTGTAAAGAGTCATCCTCAAGCTGCTTTGCTATCTCTTCTGGAGAAGTAAATCCCGTAGGATCGTATTCTACATTTATTTCATCCATAGTTATAAGTTTAGGTCAATAGCCTCCTTAGCGGCTGGACCATAAAGTGTGTTTAACCTCATAAATGGTGGTATTTCGTCAATTAGTTTTTCATACTGTTCGATCTGATCTTCCGTAAAATTCATCAGTCTTCTGTATGATGTGTCAGCATTACCAAATAGGTGTTGATTGTTTGCTTTGTGGTGCAATCTACTCATGAGTAACTTAGATTGAGCTACCTGATCGAATGGTTTAGTAAAGTCAAGAATTCCTATATTAGAACTAAACACTTGTTTTAACGCTGTTGGCGTCATATCATATAGACCAATATTAGTGTAGCCATCTTGAACTAACTCAAATACCTCTTGTATAGTATGCTGAGATAAAGGTTTACCAAGAGGTAACTCTGTAACGTAGTTTCCGTCTGGACCTTTAATCGCATCTATGCCACCATTTTCTACTTGGTCTGGTGTTTCTAAAGCACCTAACATTTCGTTATAGTTTTCACTATTAGTTATACCATCTTCAGCTGCTATTATAGTTTTAGTAGCATTGTTTTTATGATTCAATAATGGGCTATCTAGTACCTTAACATCTGTATTGTACATCAAAGCTGGTATAGGTTTAATCTTTCCAAGCTTTACTAATCTATCATGTGCTAACTTTAGTGGACCTTTGTTTTTAAATCCTCTAGCCAGTAAAGTCCATGTATGATCTAGTTTATCTGCGTTACCGCTAAAGTAATCAACAGCGTTTAATACTGGATCTTCTTCTCCCTCTAATAAAGTAGCAGAATTTATAGCTTGTCCATTACTGTCTCTATATAATGCAACTAATTTATTAGCTTGTAAAATTTTACTATCTTCAATTAAATCACTAAGCACATCGTCAAACTCACCTTTGCCCATGGCATCTGTGGTATCCTTTCGTGCTCTTGTAAGTGCATCATTTCTATCACCACTCTGGTCAAAATAATACTGATACTTCTTCTTAAAATAGTTACCAGCCTGATCATAGATATTTTTAGTTGTAGTAGTTCGCCACGTATAGTCACCATATTTTTCTGGCTGACCATTTAACCCAGCTATTTCTTTAGCTCTACCATCAGCTAACGATGCAAACAAGTCAGACTCAACCTTAAACTCAGGTCTTTGAAATTCAGTTACTTCACCAGCTGCTAGTAGCTCTTCTGCTTGCTGTCTTAAATCTTCATTACTAAATGTAGTTAGTATGTCTCTTGGAACTTCTTGACCACTTTCAAGTCTAAGTTTTAAGTCAGCAACTCTTTTCTCTTCTGATGCCCTATTATTTTTTGTATTCTGCTCTATAAAAGCTTGTGCTATTCTGTTGGCATTTTTAGGTTGTATGTCGTAGTAGCTAGATAACTTGCTAGTACCTTTGTGTTGAGCAGCTACAAACTTATCATTATATAGGATATGTTCTATATCTTGCTCATCAAACTGATCCTGACCTATACCTTCAATAATCATATCAGCCCACATTTTGTTAGCTTCTTGCCTTGGATTAGGATGACCTGATGCCTCAAGTATAGCTGTTTTATTTGCTATAAAACCAGACTTACTGTAGACACTACTTATTTTGTAGTTAACATTAGGATTATTAGATGCTTCAGCTGCTACTTTAATAGCATTAATATAGTTCTGAGTACCTGTAGTAGAGCGTAAGTTATTAACAGCTTTGTTTTCTACATCATACGACTGACCAGCCCAAGACTTAGATGTACTATCGTAGTTAGGCATAAAGTGGGTGATTATCTGCCCTTCAGTCATCTTAGGATTAGCTTTAGCAAACATAGCTACATAGTTAGCCCCTGCAACTTTCATCCACTCTTGTTTTTCTGAAAAAGTTAAGTCTGCGTATAACTTATTATTATACAGTAAACTTTCTTTAGCTATATCTAAGTAGATAGGAAAGTAAGTCTGCATGCTTTTTGCTGCATGCTTAGGGTTAGCAAACTCCTCAGCTGTAATAGTTTTTTTAAAGTCAAGTAGTTGATCGCCTGATATAACTTGACCTGTTGTATCCTTACCAGTTGTCTCAATGCTTGCTATCTCTACATCTTCGTCAAGCTGAAGATCACCTTCTACTTCATCAATGTTTTTTTCAATAGTAGCATACTGTTCACGCTTGCTTGGATCTTTGTATAACTCGACAAAATCATCAAAAGCTTTTTTATCTTCTAAATACTCCTGACGTTGATCAAGTAATTTCTTACCTCTTACTGTAAGGTTCTGAAGATCTATTAGTCGTCTAGACCTAGCCTTCATTGTTGAGTTATAGTTAGATATATTATCTGCGAAGAACTGCTTACGGTCTTGTATATTCTTGTCAATTTGAGCATTGACTGCTTTTGTTAGATCAGGTTCTGTTTTTTCGTAATCTAACTTTTCATTGGTAAAGGGGGCGGCTTCCTGTTTACCGAGGTATTCAAAATAAGATTGTGTCATTAGTTTAAGGTGCTCCTATAGGAAAAAAAGAACCAGCAAAACTTGGGCTACCTAAAATTGAGGTATTCATATTAAATGTAGAACCAGCAGTTATACCTCCCGGTAGTGCGGAACTGAATAGTCCACCAGCAGCTTGTGTACCGCCTAAGCTAGGTAGTCCACCAAATCCTGATACAATACCAGCAACACTACTTGCAATACTTAACGCACCGCTGAGTCTATCGCTTGGAGGCATCATAACTGGAGCACCATACTCTGGTCTTATACCGAGTGATTCTCTTGTTTTAGCTTGGAAGTTCTGCATCTGTAGAGTTCTTGCTCGATAGCGTCTCTGCAT